TATCTTCCAGGGTGATGGCGTTGCCCATGGCAAACGACATCAGTGCCTGATCGAAGATAAGGAGACGATCCTCGGACAGGATCTTGATCTCGCCCAAGGGAACCGATTCGGTCTTGGCGCCCTGGATGACCTTCTCGATCGCGTACGGCCCGTTCTCCATCTCCCAGCGAGCTACGAACTCCTTCGCGTTGTAAGGATCGTAGCCCAGAGCCCGAACGTCATACTCGGACTGTGCAATAAAGCGATCAAGGTCATCGTACACCTCGTTCTCGATGTCAAGAAGATTGCCCGGCATGACAACGAGACTGCCTTCTTGTGTAAACTCGTCGTACTTGTGCCGCATCGCCGGAGCAAGGCGCATCAGCGTCCGCTCCGTGATGTAGCTGCGAGTTTTCACGCCGAATCGTGATCCGCGAAGCGGGAACAGGAAAGTGAAGGCACAGAAGTCGTCGCCCTGTGAAAGGTCGGCGCCCATGGCACACGGCAGCCCGTTGAACGAGCGATGCCGGTGCGGGAGAGTCTCTTCGTACGTGAAGAAGTAGGTGTAGCCCTCCATCGGAATGCCAAAGCGCTTGGCAAGGATGTCGTTGCGCGAGGCCGGAGCTTTCTCGGCTCGCTCGACGTCCAGATGGTAAGTTTCGTACGAAACAGTCTGTCCAAGATTGGGATTCGCCTTCACCCACGTCGCAGGGTCTCCGACCTCCTCAAGTTCATCCAGCTTGTAGTGCCAGATGGAAACGTGAGGGGCCATGTACTCGCCTTTGAGGATGTCAGCGAGCTCCATTTTGATCGTGTCACCGGAACCGTTGCGGACGGTCCCTTCGGAGGAGATGGCAACGATCAGGTAGTCGTCCAGCTTGGACGCACCCTGTTCGACAGCGCCTACGACATCTTCCCGAATGTCGCCCGAGAGCCACTCGTCGATGGTGGAGACCTTAGGCCGGAGACCCTGCAGCTTGTTGATGGACATAGGACGGATCTCGACAATGGAGCCCGTCAGGAAGTTCTCTATGCCCTTCTTGGTTGAGGCCAGCTTGACTCGCATGGCCCTTGAGCCTGTTGTGTTCTGGAGGGAGCCCTCCGTCAGGAACTTGAACAGCGGCCCACGCGCGCGCGTGATCGACGTCCGCATCGGCGACATGACCTCTTCGGCCTGCTTCATCGTCGGCGCCGTGGTGATCTGATGCGTCGTGGATGTGTCCACGTTCAGGAAGTAGTTCTGGATGCAGCTCGCGTACATCGACTTGGCTGCGCCACGAGCAACAATCAGGTATTGCTTCGTGATGAGCCTCTTCTTGATCGTTCTCGTCTCATAGTGACCGCCACGGTCACCTTCCGACGGAACATAGACCGATCTTTCGACGAAGTAGTACCAGCCGAAGATCTGTTCAGCCCAGAGCTTGAACGTGAAGAGGAGATGTAGGTCTGCACCATCTGTAAGAGTGAGTTCTTGCTCACAATAGAGGACAAACCCCTCGACCGCTTGGTCGTCGTAGTAGATGTTGGGGTTGGCGATGAGCGCATCGATGCGATTCATCTCTAGCGCAATTTCTCGGTTCACCGGGATCTTGCCCTCGACAACCGCTTCACGGAACTGCCCGTAGTAGATCGGTACAGCCGTGTTCGATAGACCCATCGCCAACCTCCTTTCTAAAGCGCTGCGACCGCTGCCACCTTCGTCGACTTCTTCGCGGCCTTCGTGACCACAGCCTTGCCGACGTCGGAAAGCGCCTGCCGCTTCTTGGGATCCTTCTGGATCTCAGACAGGACCTTCTTCGTCTCGCTGGGCGGCTCCTGCGCACGAAGCGAACGAACCTGCTGCTCGAGATTCATGCGACTGGCCAGATCCCGCAGCTCGTTGTTGGACAGAGCAGCCATGCCGCTCTTCCTGATCTTCTGCTTCGAGACCGCCGCCTTGACTGCGTCTTCGTGCGGGGGATGGAACCCGCCGCCCTTGGTCTTGACCTTTGCGCGACCGGTGATCGTGCTCTTGGTCTTGGTTGTGACTGGACGGGGACTGCGATCGCGTCGAACGCCCCACTTCATCCCCTTCACGCCGTAGTGGAGAAGCTCTTGTACGACCTTCTCGCCTGCTGCAGCTGCGCTCATGCTCACCTCCTCGAGGAGCGGGTCGAAGTTGTACTGCAGTCGGAACTCCGGACCTTCGAAGTCTCCGACCCAGACCGCGATTCGATCGAAGTCTGTGTAGTAGAGGCCACGATCTGTCTTCTTTGCCGGGGCAGTGGGATAGCCCAGCGTCAGATGCGGCTGCCACTCCGGGAACTGCGTGACGGAGTCGAACGCCTTCTTGATCGGATCGAACTGAAGCAGCTGATTCCGGAAGTCGTTGACCTCCTTGAAGCCCCACGTCTTCTTGTAGAAGAGGACATCGGCGTTGTCCGCACCGAGCACACCGCGGTAATCGACATCAAGCGAAAATGGCTTGAGCGAAGTACTCGCGGCGTGCCCAGTGAAGTCGAGGATCTTGGCGATGTCGGGCACCTGTGCGGTGTCCCCAAGAAAAAGAAGCGTCAAATGAGGTTTCTTCTCGCTTGAGATTTCCCAGACGGGATCCAACTCCGCAGGGAGCGCAACAATCACCAAGTTGCTCATAGCACCTCCTCAACTGGCGGTGGCGGGTTGGGGTCGACCCAGTCATCCGTCTCGCGACGGACGTTGAGTCGCCACTCGAGCTCTTCGACTTGCTTCTCGTACGCGTTGATGAGGTACGAGGTCGCGGGTGGATCGAACAGCAGACGCACGCGCAGAAATACGTACGTCTTGACCGAGTTGTACGTCGGATCGCCATTCAGGATGAACTCATCCCAAGTCGCCGAGTCGTCGACGATGGCGAAGCCCGTGCTCGGCCCCACACCGATCTGGGTGAGGGTGGCAAAGGCTGTATTGATGTGCATGATGATGTCGGCATCGAACACAGTAAGGCTTGGATCGACACCGAGTGTCTTCTTGACACTATCAAGAATGCTGTCCACCGTCACACCCCCTTTCTCAGGTTAGATCTTGCTTCGGTAGAAGCGCGCGAGGCTCAGCATCGCGTGCATGTCGTACAGCCCTGGGTCGGTGTGCCCACCGCCGAGGGTTCCGAGTTCCGAATGCCTGACGACACCCGGCTTCGTGACTCGGTAACCGGAGACCGCACCCTTCTGAATCGGAATGCGGTACATCTTCGACCACCGAGCCACCCACCGAGCCGTTTCGCGATAGAGGTCGCGGGTCAGCTCGGAACCATCTGCCGGGAGGATCTGCTCGATCCCCAGCGACATCCGGTTGAACGCAGCGCAGTGCCACGCCTTGTTCCGATCCCAGACGAAACGAGCGCTGTGACCCTCGTTGTCGGTGCAGACATGGGAGGATGCCTGCGTCGAGGTCCTCGAGAAGTACTCCCCGATGGCTTCGAGATCGCTGAGACCGGGACGGTTGTGGGACACCGTCGCATGGATGACGATCAGCGTCGGATGAGCTCCGTCACGGGAGCTGTGATTCGGCGACAGATCGGTCAGGTTGACGTGAGGCGTGTAGCGGCTCATCGGCTACTCCACGCTGCGCGTGTCCTCCGGGTCGCCCTCGTACGACTCGGCCGGGAGGCTCTGGACCCCGGGCTCGTTCGGGTCATCGCCCGAATCGCGGTCGTTCTCGGCGTCGGCGGGCTCCGGATCGAAACCCGGCTCCGGCTGATCGTCCTGCACCGGCTGGATCTCGTCGTCGCTCGACGGCTCCTGGGGCGCCTGCGTCGGCGCTTCGGGGCTCGAGGGCTGCACCGGCTGGGCCGGGGTCGTGTCCTGCACCGGCTGCTCGACCGTGGTCGGGTTGCCCTCGGTGGGGACCGGCTGATCGGGCTGCGGGGTCTGCAGACCGGAGTCCTGCTGCGGCTCCTGCTGCGAGTCCTGCGCAGGCTGGGCCTGAGGCTGCTCTTCCATGGTCATGATCTCCTTGTCCAGAGAGCGGTGTCTCCGGGTCGACGTTGAACAGGTTGTTGGGGAAGCAAACTTGCGTCGCCGTAGTGAATGGCGTTGTGCGTCCGGTGGGTTGTGGTGATCAGGTAGTTAGGATCTACGATCCACTCCCGACCCTGACGAATATCGTCCGGAGTCATGGGATTGATGTGATGGATCAGAAGCCCACCTTCAATCTCATAACCAGGGACGCCGAGATCACAACCCTGATCTCGAATGATCACAGCTCTACGAGCATCGCGCCACTCACGCGACGTGTAGAACTGTTGGTTCATCCAGCGGTCGAAGCCGAACGTCGCTTGACCAACTTCACCTCGAAGGACGAGGTACTCGAACCGCTCTTCGAACGTCTCTAGACGTCGGAGCTCTGAATACGTCCTAATCCTCATCAGGATCAGGAGGTGGAATCGGGTCTGCGCCAGCGTAGGCACGCATGGCATTGAGCGCTTCGCGGTACATCTCCTCGACACGCTTCTGCGACTCCATCGCCTCGATCTTCACACGAGTCAACTCATTGTCATGAGCCAACCTTTCCTGCTCGAGACGCTCTCGCGTCGAACCGAGCTTCAGAAAGTGCGTAATCACCTGCGATGAGGCCGTCCCATTGCGGATCTGTTCCTCCGCCAGATCGGAAGCAGCCGCAATCAGCTGGTTCTCCCTGTCCTCAGGAGTTGTGGCGGGCCTCCGACGCCTTCGGCCTCCTTCGTTCGCCTTTTGCCGGGCCACTTCACACCTCCTTTGCTGGACTGTTGATGCCTTTCCAACCCCTTTCCACGGTTCTAAATCGGTTTTGTTCCTCCGAAATGTCCCCCCGGGGCTTTTTTTGGGAGCCGGGCGATGAGAGAGGGGGGGTATTTTTCACGACACCA